CCTCATCCCCAAGAACGACTTTTGCAAGGGCAACACAACATTTTTTAGTTTCTGCAACGGCATCAGCCTTAATTTTCTCAATGTCCACTTCCTGCGGAGCATTCACAGGAGCGGAAGTAGCTATCTCAGTCATAGCATTTCCTTTCTCCGCAGTTTGCGGAGCTTTTTCATGTAACAACTTAGTGATCAAACCATTTTCTATAGCTTGATCACCAAAAAATATTTTACCATCTGCCCACAATTCTTTGTTTTCAATATCCAATTTCATTGTTTTTGCTACAGCAGATGTAAAATGATCATATATATGGTCAACTTTTTCTTGTAGGATTTCTTTGTCTTCATTAGACAATTTTTTAGGCGCACCTAGTGCCTTATATTTACCAGCAGTTATATATGTAGTTTGAATTCCGTATAATTTTTCTAGTTCTGTATAATCAACATGCCTATAAATTACACCGATACTACCTACAGAGGATGAACTTGTAGCACGTACATCACCGGTTGCGGATGCTAACCAGTATGCTGCGCTTGCGGCCATTCCATCGACTTCTGCATAAACTTTTTTTGTTTTACGCGATAATTGTATATGTTCTGCAAGTTCTTTAACGCCTTGCGCAACTCCACCGGGGGAATCAACAAGAAAACGGATTGCCTTAACGGTATTATCCGCAAGAGCGGCATCAAAATTTTCTCTTATCTCTTCTTGGGAAGTTTCATCCCAAAAAGTATCTTCTTTGTTCTTAAGAATAGTTCCGCGTATTTCTATTGTGGCTGTACCATTCTTATCAACCGTATAAGCTTTTGTTTTCTCGTTTGATTCAAACATAAAGGGCGATAATGAAAGAAAATATGGTTCGTAAATAGCCCAAACTTCTTCTCTTACCCCACGGACAAAATAGGAATCAGCTCTTGTCATTATCTTTTTCTGTGGATCTTCTTTCATTTTTATTCTCGTTTTCGTCACTATTTTGTCCTGAATCTTCATTTTCAGGAATATTTTCGTTGTTATTTGGCGCGGAGTTTTGATTTTCTTTGTTTTCTGCACTCAAACTGGCATCAGGGCGCAACATTTTAATCATCTTGTCTTCATCAGCTAACCTTTGAACAACTTCGTCAAAATCCCCTCCGCGTTCAGCGATTATTTCACTGCGGGAGATCAAGCCAGCCTCTAGGAGCGCAATATTTGCTTGAGCCTCTTTTTGCGGATCAATGTAACCACGTGCAGGAGCTACCCATCGGGCATTTGTCCATAAAGGTTTATCTCGGTAGAACTCTTGAACAGTACAAGGCAGATCAATAAAGCCTGAAAGATAGGCTTCCTCCAACACCATTGAAAAAATAGGTTGGCAATACTGATTGATCAAATTGTGCCTGTACGAATCGTAAACTCTGTACGCTTCTAATAAAGCTGCACGTGCAGATGAGTAGTTTGTTTTCGAAAAGTCCTTAGTTATCGCCTCATAAGGAAGTTCAAAACTTGCACCGATCATGCGCAAGAGAAGTGTGCAAAAGGTCTGAAAGTTGGCAGAAGGTCTTGCGTTTTCTAAAACTTCGGGCTTTTCTCCAGCATTGCCATAAAGTATTTGCCCACCGCCTTGAACATCTTGATAAAATCTTTTTTCCTCTTCCGTTGAAAAAGACTCTTCCTTCACAAAGTCAGGCAAGCCACCTTCAACACCATTTTCAAGCGCAATAAAAATTGGGAACGAACTGGCAACAACTTGTGCCAAAAGTTCGTTATCAATCGAGTCCGTGAAATTTCTTAGAAACGAAACAACGGGGGATAGGGCACTTGAACCACGGAATTGCTCGTCTTCTTCAGTAGAAAAAACATGGAAAATTCCTTTTCTGCCTAGACGCAAAATTGCGGGATACCGTAGAAAATCTTCTTCTGAGTACGTTTCCTCAAGAACAGTTTCCAGCTGCGACCTCGGAGAAAAAATCCAATAGGCAATTGGAATACCAGTTTCATCAACTTCAATTCCATCATGAAAATGAGGGTCATACATCCTGCCGAATGGAGTTTTTAACCTACGAGGATCAATTTCTTGCAGCCGCAATCGGAAACGGCAACCGGGTCTTGGGTGTTTTTCTAAAATCGGCAGGTGGATAAATTCACCAGTTTTCACCAAAGAGCGGACGGCCATTGCCTGCAAATTGTCAAAAGTGAACTGGTTCCTGTAATGGGCATCTTTTGCCCATTCAAAAAAAAGCCACTCAATTTGATCTTGTAGCTCTCTGGCCTTTTCTACGGTTATGCCTAAACGTTCATAAGGAAGAATTGATTGTGGCGTTAAACCTTTCCCGACAACGTTTGTAACGAGCGAATTGACAACAGAACGAGTGACAGGATCATTGCGGAAAAGGTCTTCAATCCGGAGTTCTGTCAGCTCTCTTTCAGAAGTCTCTGTTGTTCGCAGTACACTTCTTCGCGGTTTCCAGTCTCTCATGGATCCGCGATAAGAGCCTGATGTTCTTTGCACGCGAGTAAGACGATAACCTTGCCGTACCGGCGCGGAGGTCTCTGACTCTCTACCAAAAAAGCGGGATAAAAATTTGATCATCGTCTAATCCTGCATTTTACAAGTCGGGGGCCTCTTCCGTTTTCCAAAGCCTCGAGTTCACCTTTCAAATAATCGAGCATTTTTTTAATGTCATCGAGATCATATCTTGTGAGTTCACGAGTCCCGATTTTATAACTTTGGCCAGCGGCACATTTCAAAAGTGCATGTTTCCAAGTTTCAATTTGCTCAATTAATTCTTCTTTTGTCCAAATTTGAGTTTTCATCGTTACCCCATAGCACAAGTTAAAAAATATTGCACGGAATAAGCGGAATAAGCGGAACAAGCGGAATATGGGTACAAAAAAAATAAGATTGCCTTTTACAACAACCTTATTTTTTAGAAAAATCCGTGTTTTCGCTTTCCTTCAAAAGTTTTTCACACTCTGAGCGTAAAAAAAATCTGTTTCGTCTTCCTAGTCCATAAGCTGGTATTTTCCCCTCATATACCAACGTGTAAAGAAAAGTTTTTCCACAACCTAAAATTTCACAGGCTTCTTTCCACGTGATTCTATCGTCAAGATCCGTCACCGTGGCCTCCTGCGCATTGATATTATCTCTTGAGGAGAAAGCCTTCGTTGGGGTTCAGTTTTTGGTTTTTGAGGCTCTTTTTGTTTTTCAGACTCAGACCATTTTCTGACCTGCAAAATATCTGCAAGGGCTTGCACCAAATACTCACAGTCCCATGCGTGGTTTGCCTTGTTTGTTTCGTTTGTCCAAGTTCCGCCATTTTTTTCAGGGTTCCAAACCTCTGCGGTCATCTCTCTGGCATATGTCTCCAACTGATTTTCGTTATTTGCGTGCAGGTGGAAAGCACCTGGATCATTAGGATGGATGTTTAACCGTGCGGCAAGTGCATTTTTGTAAAACGTGGAATCAAGGCGGTACAAAGTAAGACCACCTGGAATTTTTCTTGTTTTGCCGTCAATGGTTGGAAAATACTCAAGCTGTGATAGCCGCCATGTTCCACCCGTTAAACGATGAACACCTTGTGAAGGAAAAACCCTGCCCTTATTTCTTGATGCCCAATCATAAACCGCAGCTGTTCTGCGCTGTTCACCCATCGCGTCTATCATGACCGCCTTGACCATGTGCTTTTTTCCATCGTGATCTTCGTACTCAGAGTGGAAAAGTGTTCGTTCAAGAGCCTCAAAGGACGGCACAACACCTTCCTGCACTAACCATGATTCCCCGGTATTGCCGTACCCAATAGCTCTAATAACGTACCGAAAGTAGCGCAGCTGTGTATCAACACCGGCGATCAAAACCGCAACTCTTGATTTACCCTCAGCATCTTTTCCGGGCACAACACCCCTTGGTCTATCGTCACACAGTTTTAGGATTTCCTCTGGAGTTTTGGTTTCAAAAACCTCAACCCATGGTTCCGCACAGTACTGGTTTTTAAAATCTTTGACCTCAGCAATATTGCCCGTTTCTTTTTGTCGTAGGTAGGCGCGTGCTATTTCAGACAAAGACACAAAATAAGAAATCCATGCGGGAATATGAAAACCAACTTTTTTTGGACGATATTTCTCAACGTACTCTGCAACAGGTAGCAGGGTTTCTTCCTCCTTCCACATACCTGCACGGACTGCCAAAGTTCTTGTTTCATCGTTCCACAGGCAGCCACATTCCGGACAAGCGTACCTTGCCAACCGTTGAGAGTAGACCATTTCAGCTGAGGGTTCATTTTTCGTATCCTTGTCAGGCCAAGTAATCTGATCAAAGGTCATTAAATGGACAAAACCGCAGTCTGGGCATTTAACATGGTACCGAAAACGACAATTAGCTTCTTGTGTAAACGCTCTCCATATTGGACCGTCTTCTGTTGTCGGTGTAGAGATTTTAAAAATCTTTTTTCTCGACCTCCA